AGGGCTCCATGTCGGGGCGGATAAGCCGCTCGAAGTCCGGGTGCATGGCGTCCCGGCCGTGGACGATGACTTCATGATCCGGATTCAGGCGCCGGAATTCGGCGATATTGCGCGCGGCCCAATCGGGCATCGGGGGGCCGACCCAGACGAAGTGGATTTTCGAGGGGATTTTCATGCCTCCCCCTTCCGAATCCATGCATGGCTACTCTCCGGATTGCGGCCGGTGAGCGTCAGGCGCTCGTCGCGCAAGAATTCATCGATCGCCTTGGAGGCGAGGCAGCCGCGGCCGGGCCAGTAATCGTGCATCGCCATGACGCCCCCGGCGTTGATCCGGGGCCATGCCCAGGCCATCGCCGCGCGGGTCGGCTGATATTGGTCGAGGTCGATATGCACAAGCGCGAGCCCCGCCTCCGGCTTGACCTTCCGGAGCACCTGGGGGATGTAGCCGACGTGGATTCGGACGTTCGGCATTTCGGCGGTGGCCTGCCGGAGCGCCTCCGGCCCGCCGGCGGATAGCGCGCCCTCCGGGTAGCAGTCTCGGCCTTGCTCGTCGATGTCGTTGAGCGTCGATTTCAGCATCCCCCGGAAACTGTCCACCGCGTGCGCGATCCGTTTTTCCTTCGCGGCGACGGCGGCCATCGGAAGGAACGTCTCCCCGCGCCAGACGCCCAACTCCGCAAAATCTCCGGGGCAAACCACGAGGTCGAGCGGCGCCTGCAAATGATCCCATCGGGCGCGGTTGCTCATGGGAATGCCTTCCGGAAGGCTGCGTAGGAAAGGATTTCGACGCCAGCAGCGCGAAACGCCCGCCGAGTCCCTGGAGCGCAAAGGTAGTCCGTCACCTTCACGCGCTCGCAAAGGTGCTCCCCGAGGGATTCGATCTCCGGGGATTTTTCCAGCGGGTGGAAATGATAGAAGCCCCCGTCAACGATCCCGTCTAGGGTCAAAAGGTGGATGTCCAGTTTCGGCCCCGTCACTTCGCAGGGGAGGCGGAAAGTTTCCGATAGTTGGCGCATGATCGGATCGGGGACGGCAAACATATGGGCAGAGAAATGCGTCACGTTCGGGAGCGCCTCGCGGCCCATCACTATTTGAGCGGCGCATTCGTCGAAGATGTCGGATTGTTTCAGCGCGATCACGCTTTTCACCCCGAGGGCGGAGCGGAGGAAATATCCGCGCGCGTCAACGGCGGGAAATCGCGTAAGCGGTCGCCATTTGATTGCGTCGTATTCGCTAGTCAGCGCAAGATGGATACCGCAATCCACGGGGCGGCCTTCCTTCGCCGTCTCATGGAGCATCGAGGCGGCTTCCCCAAACCACGGCCCCGGAACCATAACCTCAACGGATTTCGCAACGCCATCCAGGCACGCGCGAAGGCATCCGGTATTCATGGCATGGAGCGGCCCCATTTCGTCCACGCGGATACAGATTCGGCGCTTAATCACGGGCGGCATCCTTCAACCATTCGAGATCGTCCACGTCGGAAAGCGCACACGTCCACGGCGAATACGGGCGCCACTCGACGCGATATTTGAACGTCGCGAACGTCGGCTCGTAATTGTAGGATCGATGTTCGGAGTCATGCGCGATGATGATCCGGGCGTGCGGCTTGAGCGCGCGAATCTTCACGATCCGGTCCAGGCCCGGAGCGTGGTCCACAAGCACCACGTCCCACGGCCGCGCGATCTCGACCTTGCTCCAGTCCGGGGCGAAAATAACCTTGTGCGATCCCCGGTGGAATCGTTTCAGGATTTCGTAGCATTCCGGGTCGCCTTCCAGGGACAAAAGTTCCCGCCCCATCGTGCTGCAAAGCGCATGCAGAATCGGCGTCGAATATCCTCCGCAGCCGATCTCCAACACCGCGCCGGTAGTGTGCGCTACCGACGCGGCGAGGAGCGGAAGATGCGTCGCAAACCCGCCGAGACGGGACTGCGCGATCTTGGCGTCTGAGGGCATCGGATTCTCTTTCGAGTTTCCGGCGCACTACTGATCGAGGCGGACGCGGACGGTCGGTGCGGCCGCAGTGGCGGCGAGCGTCGCCTTGCCGGCGTAGGTGTTGCCCTGGGAGGTCGTGGTCATGGCCTCGTTGTTGGCGTCCCAGCAGCAGCTCGCGCCGGCCGAAATCGCGTCGGACGAGCCAACGCCCTTCGCGAAATCGAAGACGCCCTTGACCGATAGCGAGCCAAGCACGTTGGCCTCGATCGCGCTCTTCGCGACTCCGACAAGAGCGCCCTGGACGATGACATCCCCCGCAGCCACAGCGGAGCCGGGGGTGTAGTCAATCGAATCGCCTTCGTGGATGAAAGTTCCGAGCATGTTTATTTTCTCCTTGGGTTTTTGATTATGGAAAGCCCCGACCGCGGCCGGCGGGGTGGAGCAGATCCCCAAACCCCGCCGGCCGTTATCTCACGCAGCGCCCTTGCTCTTCAGCCCGCCCCGAGCGTCCTGCTTCGCCACGCCGAAGTCGTGGTAGCCACGGCTCCGGATTCCGAGCGTGTCGAAGTCCGCATCGGTGGACTCGATCGTCGGCGACTCCTGCCCATTCAGGAACGCGACTTCAATCGTCGCGATGTCCAGAGGATCATCGAGGAGATACCACGCCAGCGCCGAGTAGCCAGCGTATGCCGAATTGCCGAGGTAGGCGGACGACTCCAGCTGGAACGCCCCGGCGAACGGATTCGCCGTCGGGGTCTTCGTGTTCGCGGTGTTGTCCCGGATTTCCAGGGACTTCATGAGCACCGCGCCGGTCACGGAAAGCGCCGAAGGCACAAGCAGGATTTTCGCCTGCGCGCCCAACGGCTTCCCGTCCGAGTCCGTCTTACCGTCGAACGCGACCTTGCCGATTTCGAGGCCGACCACGCTGAGGTTCGTGTTGCTGCCGGAAATGTATTTCCCGGTGCCAGAGAAGAACGAGGCGTTGTCCATAAACGCCGTCCAGATCACGTCGTTGAGCTTCAGCCCCGCCCCGCGCCCGAGCCGTCGGGGGATGTCGGTCAGCGCCCCCAGGTCATCGTTGATGATGTCCTGCCGGGTGATGCCGAACATCTTCGCGTAAGTGTCGGCTTTGTTGGTAAAACTCTCTTCTCCCAACGTGCCGTGCTTGATCTCGCCGCCCGGGCCGACCTTCTCATACTGGTCGGCGCTGGTCATCCGGTAGGATGTGACGGTCTTGAAGTCCTTCACGTTTCGGATTGCGCAGATCGCGCGCCACGTCTGTTCGACGGAAGAGAATCCGGCGAGCAGATTCTTGTTGGCGACGTTCGAGAGAATGCCGCCGATGTCCACGCTTGAGAATCCGGCCGAAACATCCTGGCGGCCGAACGCGAAGCGCAGAATCTCGCGGGTGTCGCGGAACGTCCGGCCCGTGTAGCCGTTCGCCCACGCGGCTTCCAGCAGAAGTTCCTGCAGGCCGATCCCGCCCCGGAACCGCTTGTCGGCGGCTTCGATGGTCTTGGCGTCGAAGTCCTTCTCGACGCCACCCATCTTCGCGGAAATGGCAACGGCGCATTCGAGCGTCTTGCCCGTCATGGCCTCGCCCGACGAGGCATGGACAGCCGGGGCCGTCGGCCGATCGGCGCGCATGACTTCCAACTCCGTCTTCGTCGCGTCCCAAACTTCCGCGATGGCCTTCGCGGCAATTTCGGGATGCTTGGCGGCGATCTTCTGGACCTCCGCGATCCGCTTGATCTCTCCGGCAGCCTCCGCACGAACCCCGGACAAATCGATCTTCGTTTCGATCTCGACAGCAGCCACCGGGGCCGCAGCCTCGACCTTGCCCTCGCCGTCCTTGCCTTCGGTTTCCATGTTTGGCTCCTTTGCCTTTGCGGCGTCGCCGCGTTTGCTGGCGGCCACGCTGGCGCTCGTCGCGCCATCGGCCCCCAAGTCCACGAAACTAATTTCCCCAAGAACCGATTTCCGGACCACGTTCACAGGCCCGTCAACCTCGCGCCCGTTGACTACGACCCGCTCCTTCTCCTTCACGAATTCCACAATCTCGGCGGACGCCCCGATGGACGCCTGCCAAGGAAATCCGTTACGCGAGGAAGAGACAACATCCTTCGCGGCCGGCGTGTCCCGAGAGACAACGCCCGTAGCGATGAGTTGCCCGCCCTCCACCGCGATTGATTCGGAATGGCCCACGCCTTGATCGGAGTCATGCCCCATCCGGATCGGCCGCTTTTGCGAGGGGATTTCCATCCCCGCAAGATCGACAATCACGGGATAACGCCAGAACGCAAGACGCATGAGGGCGCCGGTGTAGGCTACCATCGAAAAGCGGGGAAGCCCCGCAGGCTTGCCATCGGCACCGGCACCCTCAAGCCACGTTGGAGAACATGAGAAATTCAGGATTTTTGACATTGTGTTACTCCTTCTTATTCGAGCGGCCCAAAACAAGCCTAATATCCAAAACCGGAACGCCGTTCAGGGGAAGATGCAGGGTCGCGTCCTGCGAGTCCGTCATCTCTTTCCCGTCGATGAAAATTGCGACTCCTCCAATCGAGTCGTCCGAAACGATCCGGAGTTCCCCGACGTGGATCTCGACGCGCTTGGGGACTACCTTCGCGTCAACCACCTGGAACTCCTCCATGCTTCCGTAAGCCCGCCACCCGGCATCCCCCCTGGACGTGATTTCTTGGCGTTCGGTTGGCATCATGCCCTCCCATTCACGGGCAAAAATACCCGCGCGGATCCCTTGGCGGTTTTGTTTTCGTCTCCGGAATTGTCTTCCTCGTCGGGCACGGCCGGCTTCGCCGGGACGGGCGCCTCGATGTATAGCCCGAGCGTTTTGAGCATCGCGACTTCCTTCCCGCGTTGCGTGATTTCCGTCTCCCAGTCCCGCCCGACCTTCGCGAATTCTATGGACAGGTTTGTGGTATTGTTTGCGAGCCGCGTCCCCTGGGCGTCGGCTTCCTTACTCGGATCGACGTGCTCATTCCCATCCCAGAACCACTGATGCACGGCGACGGCGCCCTCGGCCTTCATGGAGTCTGGAATCAAATCCGGGACCAGGACCGCCTCGGCGAGCCATGCCGCAAAAATCCGGTCCAGGATCACGCCCTCGATGATGGACTGCTCGACGCGGATGGACTTGAAATAAACCTGATGGTCGAGCCGGCCGGAAGCGTAGTTATAGCCGCTCGAATTTCCATAGGCGACGTTGAAGGGCACGTTCAGACAGCGGGCGATCTCGTTGAGTTTCCCCTTCACGAATTCTTCGTGCCCAGTCGTCGGTTGCTCGGCTTTGGTCTGCCCGAGTTTCCAGCCCTCGGGCAAAACCGTTGCCATCCGTTTTTCAAGATCGATTGTCGAGAGCGCCTCGCTTGTCATGTCCGCCGTCGTCTCCGCCGAGGCGTCGGATTGGATCACCATCGCCATGTCGGCCGCAACCTCGGCGGCTCCGATCACGGCCAGCGTGTATCTGCGCAATTGCGCGAAGAGCCCGAGCGCGGACACGATCTCCGGGATGCCGCGCGCCTGGCCGGGGCGGTCAACGCGGAAAAAATGCAGAACGGAATCCGCCGGGATTTTGTCGGCATCCATCGACGCGCCGGCCGTTCCCGGATGCTCTCGCCGGACGGTG